CTTCACCAGCTCTGGCTCCACGAAGAAGCCCTCGCCCCAGTCCTCTCCCAGCTGATCCGGGTGGATCCTGCTGGAGTGTGGGTCGATGTCAGACCGCTCCTCCAGGTCATAGACCCCCGGAGTGGCCTTGCCTAGAGTCACGCCGACCAAGTTCTGGACGTTGTGACGCCCTGCTCGAAGAGACCCTTCATGATGGCATCTGCCTCACGGTACGTGTTGGGCAGCGTGTGCTGTGCGTGCCTGGTGGAGCAGAAGCCACTGCCGATTGCCAGTCGATGCTCTGGGTACTTGGAAATCAGGGACTCTCGCATGGCTGCAGCCCAGCAGCCCCACGCTCCACAGTACACGGGGATGAGGGTGTTCCAGTCGATCAGGATAATCATGCCCTTGCGCTGATAGCGCCGTAGGCCGATGGCATCCGCCAGATCACCACCCCCCGTGTTGTTGATCTGTGGCTCGAAGGGCAGCTGCACTAGACGACCATCTCTGTGGATAGCCTTCACGGTGTACAGCCTCTTCTTAGGCAGGTTCATTCCAGGCTTGGAGAACGGCAGGCCAGCCAGCCGCTCCTTTACAATCCTGAACTGCTGGGTGGAGAGACGTCCAGTGTTCTCGCCTACTGGCTCAACCAGGAAGCTACACGGGCCAATCTCCTCCAAGTCCAGTTCCACAGGGATAGGCACATCGTGGTCTATGTGCAGCTCCATCCGGGAGGTCTCATCCTTCATTACACGCACTGCGCTGATGGGATCCTCTCCCTCAGGAACAGGAACGGGACCCTCAATCTCAATCATCTTGGGTGCTTGCTTTACCGATGGCATGTGTTCTCCTCTCTTACGGGGTTCGGGTGTGCGGCCCCGACCCCGGTTCGTCCAACTGCCGCACCAGCCGCCTGGGTCCGAGTCGCCCAGGTGACACCTAAGTGGATCAGGCGTCCGTGCTCAGCTCCACACCAGCGAGATCCTCGATCTCACCCACGCCGTACATGGCGGTGACGCACAGGACCCATCCACGAATGGGTGCCCAGCGCATCGTCTCCATCTTCGCGGCCCACTTCTGGACAATGCCCAGAGCATAGTCCCGAATGAAGATACCACCACCACGGTCGGCAGCGGCGTTCGACGTAGGAACGTTGGTGGACTGATAGAACGGAATCCCAAACCACTCACCGAAGTAACCAGGCCCTTGTGCAGCAATCGAGCTGTCGCTCTTGCCTCCGTAGATCACGCCAGCGTCTGCCTCCAGTTCAGTGCGGAAGTCCGCAGACTGACGGGGATGCAGCACGCCAACGATCTGGCCCAGGCTGGCCGCATCGTACAACTCAAGGGTGTAGATGGCGTCCAGGATGTTGCTCGCAGCAAGGTTGACCGTTGTTGCCCCAGCGGTGTTAGCAAAGCCCTGGAACAGTGCACAGATGTCCACGTCCAGTTTGTCACCCATCGCTCGACCCAGCTGACGAATCCGTGCACCGTGAGCTGCCGGGATGTCGGACACTTCCAGGACGTCCGTGATGGTCGCCTGGATGCCAACCTCCGAGGCAGTCAGAGTGACAGAAGTGGACGTGAGCGCCGAGTTGGCCAGCTCCGTACCTTCCGCCACAGCGGCTGCGGTGAACTTGTCAGCCTTCGGGATCTTCACAGTCTTCGACGCCTGGCCTGACAGGTCGAACATCTTCAGGAGCGGTGGTGTAACCACCGCAGCCATTAGCGCATCTAGGACCATGTCGGTCAAGATGCTGGCGTACGACACGTCATCGTAAGTCGTCATGGTCGTCGGGTTCGTTGCGAAATCCGAAGCCATATCTTGTTCACCTCCTCATGTGTTGATTTTGCGCGGTCTATCGGCGGTTGTGTTGAGCGTAGAAGTTGTCCTTCCGAATCTGGACTCGGCCCTCATGGAGGGCCTTCTCGGCAGCAGACCGATCAGAGATCAGCAAGGCCTCCCACTCTTCTCTCGTCATGGGTGGTGGTTGGATGCCTGCTGAGCCTCCCTCACCAGCCCTAGAACCGCTACGAGACATGAGCGACAGATCCTTACTGCCCTTCGTTTCGCCCTTCTTCTCCTCCCCTTCGCCAGAAGGCGCAGGCGTAGGCTCCGGTACCAGCCCGTACTCGTCAGCAAACTTCATGATGACTTCCTTATCCAGTTCGGCATCAGGATGAGTCGCCACGAAGAGATCGGCGTGCTTGGACTTGAGACCGGCTTCTGCAAACGCTTCACGCGCCTCGAAGAGTCGAACTCGCCCAGACTCGGCTACCAGCTGCTCTTCCAGCTGCTTCACCTTTGCCCAGGCCTTGTCACGATCCTTCCTCAGCTCGGGGATGTCAAGCTCTTCACTCACTTCAACCTCCTTGTTGTACTCAGCCGCTGATTCACCACGATTTGCGGCCCTCGTCCTGAAGCGTGGGTCTTCAGGAGCCTTGTTCGTCGGTTGTCACTCGATGTGAGTGCCGAGAGCTTCTTCCCATTCCGCCTCGGAGCAGAATGCCTGCCAAATAGTGTAACACGCTATGAGATGGGTCGCATCACTTCTAGCCCAGAAGCCTGCGGTATGCCCTGCTGGTTGACTCTCCACCCAGGAGTAGCTCGCTGCTCGTTGATGTAGGCACGAGCCTCTTGTAGCACTCTCTCCACGTTCTCAGAGATCTCTCCTATGGAGGTACCAGACCTGGGAGCAATA